AGCTTTGTTCTTTCTGCTCTGCGCTTTTCCGCAAGCTCTGCTCCGGGTGTTTCTATTTGCATTTGGTCTAATGCTTTTTGTGCCGCTTGCTCAGGATTAGCTGATGGATTCTTGCGATACTCAAGCTCTAGTTTTCTCTTGAAATCAACAAGGTCATCACCTTCTAGGCTTTGAACAATCCTTGGTAGATCTTCACTTTCAAAGAAATACACTTCGCTTTCCATGCTTTGAAGATATCGAAGGGCATCACCTGCACGATCTTTTGCATAAGTGTCAGAGTTATACAAAGCTCTGGTTCGTTTATCTTCTGAATCAACCAAAGCGCGCAAAGCAAAGGCCGCACGTTTTTTATCTCCAGGGTTTTTGGGGTTGTTGTAGAGACGCAATTGCTCTTTAGCCTCAGCACTATCTACTAGCTTTGGGTTGCTTTGAAGTGCGTCAATGTATTCTTGAGGCAATGTACTTTCTGTGGCAATTAAGCCTGCGGCCTCTTTTGATTTCTGTATTGCAACAGCCTCTTGCCTAATTCTTTCTTTTATTGAATCAGGAACTTTAGGCGAAAGCTGGGCTATGTAAGCATTAATATCACCACTATCTACAGCGGCTAAAGATGCACCATCAACAAACTTGTTGTTGTTATCTTCTTCTAAAGTTTTGCCTCTAGTGTACGCCTCCCACTTTGCATCAGCCTCTGCTTTTTTAGCCTTAGCTTTAGCCTGTGCCGCCTCAGCTCTCATTCCTTGAACCTTGAGTATTTCTTGCGGTGTCTTAGCTTTTGACTCAAGAAAGTCAAATTGCTGTTCAGGATTCATTGTGCGAAAACTTTGCATTTCAGCTTGTTGCTGGCGCTCTTGTTTTAGTTGAGCCGGCAATTGCCCAGCCTGCTGTGCGGCAGTAAACAACCCTTTTTGATAGGAGGGCTGTAGCATGCCCTGCAAAAATGCTTGTGAAAACTTAGCCATTGTTAGCCTCCAAGCTGTCTAATAAAGTTGCCAACCATTGATTCTGTTGGCGATGTTTGCTGTGGTGTAAAGGCACCGCTTAACAAACCCGTACCCATTTGGCCCAGCAAGTTTGCTCTTGCTTGCTCTGCAATAAGCTGTGATTCCAGGCCAGACATAGAAGCCTCTCCAAACAATCCAGCACCTTGCAACTGCGCCTGCTGTTGTAGTGCCGCCAACTGCTGTGAAGGTTGAGTAGCCGAAAGAAGTTGTTGCTGTGGTACGTAGCCCATTCCCAAAAACTGACCGCCTAACTGAGATTGTTGGACTTGCTCTTGACGTGCCTGCTGTGCCGCACCAAGCCTTGCTTGAGCCATAGCTTGTTGTTGCGCCCGCTCCATAGCTAACTGCTCAGGCGTGCCGCCAAACTGCGCTGTACGCACTCCTAGTCTGCCTTGAGCCGCTAGACGCTCTTCCAAGCCAAGACGCTCCATGCGCTCATCAGCTTCGGTAGCCGCCCTAATTTGCCCGTATAGCTCTTGCTCACGAATAGCAGGGTCTTGCATGGCGCCTGTAAAGAATCCGCCAGCGCCACCTAAGAGCTGTGACTGCATTGCTTGTTCTTGTGGAGATAGGCCCATGGTTGTTTTGACTTCGCCAGTGATAGGGTCAACACGGGTGCCAAAGCCAGCGCCAGTAGCAGTGGTTACAGTAAACGGCCTAAACTGCGTTTGCTGTAGTTGCTGTTCGGCTAATGCTTCTGCGCCTGTTCGTGCTTGTTTCCCTATGTCGCTTAACCGCCCATAAGCTTCGCCCGTAAGCAGGCCGCCAAGAATGCCTGGGAGTAAAACGCCGGGCTGGGTTGCATAATCAGCAAGACCTCCTAGGAAATCAAAGAAGCCGTTTCCTCCACCAGAGCCTTCAATAAACTGGCCGGTTTCAAAATCAAACTCGTCTTCGTTAAAAATATCGTCGTCCATTGTTTGCTCCCGTTAAAGTAGCTTTCCTATCAAAGCCATTACGTTAATTTCTTGTAGTGATAGCTGAGAGCCATCAATATCCGCTTCTAAACCCACAACAACACTAGTGCCGTAGCCCGTTGCATTAAGACTTCTTTGGTTGGTTAGTGCGCCGCCAGTGAACTCAACCGTTGTATACTCACTTTCGCCAAAGAATCCTGTTATCTGATCACCTACCGTAAACTCAGCCGTTGAGTACGTACCTTTAAAGTCATACGCCCACTTCAAAAACACCGTGGCATTGTTTGCGCCTACTAGTGTTGGCTTTAGTTTTTTAAGGATCTTAATTCGTGAGCTATCGCCAAACGTTAGGCTTGGGCTGTAATACTTAAATCGGTACGGCGTAGCATTGTCGGTATAACCTGTGTACTCGCTAATCCCGTTAGATGTGCCAATCAGTAGATCGCCATTTTCTTTTCTGGCATACGAAGTAAATCCTGTAGATACCCAGCGTGTTACACGGTACGAACCATTTTCTGTTGTGCCGCGAACGTCAAAGCAATACGTAATATCCTGACCAACAAACGTTAGAAGATAGAAACCTTCTTCTGGGCTATACACCGATCTAAAGAAGCTACTCTCTGTTTGTAGCGAGCCAATAATGTCCTTGGTAATGTTTCCTGACAGGCTACTAATCGGCAAAGACTTCTCTTGGATTGTTCGCCCAAAGCTTTTGAGGCCAGTATGTGATAGGAACAGGACATCAGTACCTGTGTACTGCACGGTATCTCTATCTACACAACCCACACCTGCAACGGTATCTGCTAGGGTCATGCTTGCTGGGGCTTCAGCGCCTTGATAAGCCACAATACTGTGCTTACCAAAGATAATAAGGAGGCTGTTGTGTGCGGCTAACGCAACAATTTCGTCGTAGCCGTCAGGCCATACTTTGGAAATATCAATAGAGCCGCTAGTACCGCCTGTCCAGTTTTGACCGATTAATAGGTCAGACCAGAAAACAGTAGATTTGTTGTTGCTTACGTCAGCACACCAAAGGCGACCGTATGCCGCTAACACTTCGTTTGATTTGGGTATGTCAGAAGCACCGGAAGCGCCTGCAACTGTGCTTAACTTAACTACTGATCCGCTTGCATTGTCATAGACAAGAGGCTCATACGTTCTTTGGAAGAAATAAATTTTGTCGTTAAACGTAACCATCTTCCAGTTATCAGCGGTGATTGTATAACTACCGGGAGTTTCATCGACTAACGTGGTTGTACCGCTAATGATTTTGTTGTTGCCAACAGAGAAAATTTTAGTGTTGCCGCCGTCATCACGGAACTCTTTAATAGACCGAATGGAATCACTGCCAAGTACAGTCTTATTAGTTGTAGTAACGCTGTGGCCCTTGCGTGCGGCAATACGTCCTCGCTTGTCAATTACGGCATTATCCGCAACCTCAGCAAAAGATGGATCCTGCGCAAGCGGAGAGTCCTCAGTGTTAACACCCTTAAAAGCAGGTGCTACAAGATTAATACTTTGCAGTTGTTGAGCCATATCAAACCGTCCTAAATACCATCTCTTCTGGATGCTTGGCCGCGTCTATAGCGATAGCGTCAGATAAAAACCTGTCAGCAACGGCGAAGTATTCAGCGGCAGAAGTACCGCCTGTCTCGCCACGCTCACGCGCAAGCAATGCTACCGTCAAATGAACAACAGGCATTGCAGGAACTAAAAGGGTGTCAGTGTTGCTAGATAGATCGGCTTGTCTTTTGACTACATCGAATCGAAGCGTATAGACGCCATCTGGTGTAGGGCCAACTAACACCTGAGTATCGCCGCTTCCATCAACGCTATTATAGGTAAAGTATTTAGGCGCACCCTCTACAGCATTAGCAATGTACAGCGCATCATTAAACCAATCTTTAGTCTGATACTCCATGAAGCAGTTTTGAGTATCATTGATTACTGACATTACTTTGACATTGTTGCCAGCACCTGTAAGTGAGTAGGTATTGTCAGATGCGGCTGTTGTTACAATGATTGTTTCTCGAAGAGCAGACCAGTCTGTAGCCTCTTCAACCATTTTCTTTGCGTCATTAATGTAGTCGCTAACCATCTTTGAGTAAGTAGTAGCAGTAACGCTTGTTACTTCTTCTTCACGCAAACGGCGAAGAACATTATTCATTAAGTTGAGGTATGTCATACAAGCATTCCCTGTTTTCTGCCACCCATTCCCATTGTTAAAAGCCTATCGACTTCCTTGTTGTAGTCTACCTGCTGTTGCGGTTTTAACGCCTCAACCATGCCTGGCGCATAATCTAGCTTTTCCATATAGGGTCTATATGGCTGTGGTCTAGGTCTAGAAGGTGCGCCACCAAGGCCACCCGCACCAATCGCCGCAAGCAACCCAGTGCTAGACATAATGATGTCTTCTAGCCTTTGGCTTTCTTCACCAACGCCTGTAAGGATGTCTTGTTGCCCACCAAACAAACCTTCTTGCCCTGTAAGAATTTCTTCTTGGCCTTCAGCAAGCTCGCCTAAATTAGTAGTTAGGTTAGTAGTTAGTGTTGCAAAAGCCTCATCTACATTTTCTTGCGTTGAAACACCGCTTAACGAAGTAGTTAATAAGTCTTGTACTTGCGTTTGAGTTAAGTTGTCAGGAAGCAATCCAGAGATTTGATTGAGCTGGCTTTCAGTAAAGTTAAATGCAGTAAGAGCGTCTTGAACATCTTGAGCTGTTGCAAAGCTAAGGCCACCAATAGCGTCCGTAATCGTGGATGTTGCAGTATCAAGGTCAGTGCCCAGCGCAATGCCAGATAAAGCATTGCCAAGCGCGTTATTTAAATCATTAAGACTTAAACCCTCAGGAATAACTCCGGCAATTTGGTTTAGCTGATCCTCACTAAAGCCAAAGTTAGCAAGTGCGTTAGCAACATCATCTGCCGTTGCGAAGTTTAATCCGCCAATAGCGTCAGTGATTGTTGTTGTTGCTGTCTCTAGATCAGAGCCAAGAGCAATACCTGATAGAGCACTGCCTAATGCGTCGTTAAGGTCAGAAATGCTTAGACCTTCTGGAATAACGCTTGCTATCTGGTTTAGTTGATCTTCTGTAAATCCAAACTGGGTAAGCGCATTAGCAACATCTTCTGGTGTAGCAAAAGCTAATCCACTAATGGCGTCAGTAATAGTGTTAGTAGCTGAATCAATATCAGTTCCTAACGCAATACCTGACATTGCCGTTTCTAGTGCGCCGGTTACATCTGCAAGAGACAAGCCCTCTGGTAATGCACCAACAATTTGCTGTAGCTGTGCATCAGTAAACCCATAGTTAGAAAGGATGTCCCTAATGTCATCCGGGCTTGCTATATCTAAACCACCAATTGCATCAGTAATTGTTGTAACCGCAGTGTCTAGATCTGCCCCTACAACTACACCCTCTAAAGCACTTTCTAAATCTGTTGTGCTTAAGCCTTCTGGTAAAGCATTAACAATCTGCTCTAACTGCGCATCGGTAAATCCAAACTCTGATAAGGCTGTCCTTACGTCTTCCGCTGTGGCAAAACCTAAACCGCCAATGGCATCTGTAATTGTTGTGGTAGCAGTATCAAGATCTGTGCCTGTAGCAATGCCAGCTAGCGCATCGTTCA